GAAGATATTAGGGTCTGCAACCGGTATAATATCGATCTTAGGACTAAAATCAGCTTTGAATATTTGGTTTTGTCCACCAACAACGTCGTACGGATACATGTTTGGTAGATAAGTTACAAAGGTGTCTGCTAATAACATAAACTCACACTTCATCGCTGCGTATAAACGTTTATGTATAGCTGACATAACCCGCGATCCACGTTCCAAGAGCGCAACTGTAGTGCCCACGGCTGCCGATTGGTTACCATCGCCCACTTGCATATCAGCAATACTCGCGAATCGCTGACCGGATTGAACAACCGTGCTCAATAGTTGTAGGAGCGTGGCGTCCGGACCTTTGAAAGGTAACGGCATGAACGCATCTCTAAGGTTTCCACCAGGTGCATCTACGTCACGAAACTCGCCCGGCTGCAACGGTTGAGCTTCGTCTCTGACGCGGATGCCTCGCATTTTGAATCCGGCCGGTAAATTTGACAAGGTGCCGGCGTCTAAGAGTTGCCTTAGAGCGGCTGTGGCAGTTCTTGATAAACCGCCGATCATGTGGATTAGGCCGAACCCGTAAAATCCGAGTCCTGGTAGAAATTTGAAATGAACAAAATAATCTTGTCTGTTTTTTAACAAGTCATTTTGTTTATAATTACGTTTAATAGATAATATTTGTGCTGTGTTTTCTTCTATTGTTACAATGTATGGAAACTTAATGCCCGAAGACTCACCTGTTTGTGGATCAATATCCTCGAACCCTGGAATTTCTAAATGTACATGTGCTTCAAGAACAGAAAACACTTCTGTGTTTCTAGGTTCAACACCAGACATTTCATCTTTTTCATTTTCTATGTCGTTTGGATTGTATTGACCTTCTTCACTTAAGTCTATGTCTTTGTATATACCTGCAAGTTGATATTGTTTAATATCGTTGTATGTCATCTTTACACGATGAATAATTGTTTCTGTATCATCTAGTGAGGTTGCTGTGTATGGAACATATAAATCTTCTGCAGGTACAAACTTAGAAACACTTCTTTGTAGTATTGCATCGTAATAAACTTTTTTAAATGTAGAACCTGATAGTGGTAAGTTAAATAACATCTGATCAAACTCTGGTTCATATTCTTTCATCTCAACCATAATCTGATAGTTCATAAAATCTTTTACACGTGATGCTTGTGCAACTTTTTCAGATGATTCTAAACCCATAATTTGAGTTCTAACTGGACCACCTGCTGGCAATAGTTCTTTGTATGCTAGTGCTTGAAATTGTGTAACTGCTTCTGCAAGCACAGGGTGTGTTGCACCTGATGCGCCTTGGAATGGTTCTGCTCTGTCTTCGTATTTAAAACCTAAAAGTTCTAAACCTTTTTTGTATGTTTGTTCCCACTCATCTCTTGACGATGCACACTCGTCAAACTCTTCTAGTATATCACCTGCAATTACATTTAAGTCACTGTCTTCTAAAAATTCTGCTAAGTTTGCATCATGCTGTTCTGCACCTTGCATAGCTTCTGCTTGTGGGTCTAGGTTTATTTCTGCTCCACCATCTTCTGTCATTTCAATATCAATGTCAGATGGATTTAAGTCTTGCGCCTCTAGTTCTACGTCTTCGGGTAGAACATCAACAGGCATTTTACTTTTTTCCATTAGGTCTTTTTCTACAGCCATTATTTTCTCCTATATAGTGTACCCATGCCTTCTGACATAGGTCCTTTTTGTGGTGGTGTCAACCCACCTTGGTTAGCTTCAAAAAGTTTTGGTAGATACTTTTCTAAATCTTCTAGTGCATCATTAATATTAGACATTCTTGTTGATCTGCTTAGCATTGGTTTATCTCTAATAGCGTCTAGTGTTGCTTCGTTTATGTAATCAATATCTGCAGCAGATGTTATACCGCCGTCAGCTTTTTTTGTACGTGGTTTAAATGGTATCACGTTTTCACCAGATGCTCTGTCCAATGCATCAAGTAAATCTTCTGCTTTCATTGTCTTTATCTGACCTTTATCAATACCTCTTCTAATATCATCAAACGCAGTTTCGTTTGGAAACTTATATTCATCAAATAAATATGATCTAAAGTTTTGATAATCTGCACCATCAACATCCATAGCTTTTAAAGAGTCATCTATTTCACTTAACATCTTACTTCTTGTTGCTTGAGGTAACATGCTATAACGAGTTCCGCTTGCTATGTCTTCATACAAATCAAATAACTCTGCTTCAGGATTACCTCTCGGCCCTTTAACTTTATTTATAAGATAAAGCTCTTCATCAAATTCTTGTTTCATTGCTTTTTGAAAGTCATCCAAGCCAACCATTTTAACTTTTTGTTTGTAAGTTTGTTTTTGACCAAAAGGTTTTTTACCACTTTGTATAAGTCTTACAGCTTGTTCAATACCCTCACCAAGTAATTTACCGCCTTTAAACATGCCGACACGGCCACCTTCATTAAACCCACTTTGACTACCACCTGCTTTATACATACTTTGTAAAAACTCTTCTGCTCCTTCTGGGTCGTCTTTTATAAATCTTGCTAGTTTAGGATTATCATAAATTGTATTAGCTCTAAATTTTTCATAATCAATTAATTTCATAAACGCAGATTTCATTTTATCACCGTATCGTGGTGATTCTGATATCATGTCTTCTAGTTTACCTATCTCTTCAAGATCAGTAATTTCATTTCGTATTAAACTTTTAATTTGTTCCATATCACCAACAACGTCACCTCTATGCCCTGTTTGGAATGGACCTGTCTTAACCATTTCTCTTTCTAATGCAGGATTAACTCTTTTTAACAATTGCATCAAACCACCTTTAAACTTTCCAATACGTCCACCGTCCGCGTTCAACGTTCTTTTTGGATTTAAAATTCTATTAAGTTGCTCAAGTGCTTCATCAACACCTTCCTCATCAGCAATACGATTAAACTCATCCATTTGTTTTGTCATCTCCTCTAGTTCTGACAACTGTATTTTTAATTCGTTTGTTGTACTTTCTAATTTTTTATTGCTTTCTTCCATCATGTCGTCTAGGTGTTTTGTTAGTGGACTTAAGTTTTGTCTTTCTAAATCGTAGCGCTTACGTGACTTTTTAAGTGCGGCTGCTGTTTCGTAGTCTACTTCAGGATCACGTGGTGGTCCAAACATCTCTGTTTTCTTTGGACCCTTCTTTTTAAATAAAGAAGCCAAACCCTTTAATAGTTTTATCTTTGACATTAATAGTACGTCCTTTGTTGTTGCGGTAGCGGCTCATCCTCGTAATCTTCGGGATGGTCTACAAAACCACCTTGTCTAAATCTCATTACTGCTTGAGTCATGCTGTCCACTAAGTCATCGTGTTCGCCTAGCGGGAATGCAGCGCATTCCTCAATCACCTCTTCTGCCCACTTCGTTTCTGGTGCCCAAATCATACCAGATTCAAATAAAGGTGCAACAGAGTTTATTCTTGTATGTTTATCATTTCCTTTGCTAGGTGTAAAGTTAATAACTGGTATACCAAGTTTGCGTAATTCATCAGTTAGCGGCATACCTGAGGCTTTTGCCTCTATTATCACTGTTTCCGGCTTCCAATAGTTGTATTGTTCTTTTGCAACCCTACGCAGTTCTGGAAAGTCGTATCGATCTTTTATCATGTCCATTAGTATTAACTGCGGTCCGCTGTCCTCGTCTGGTGTAAATACACCCCATGTTGTAATAGCAGAATAGTCAGCAGTTTCTTTTTTTAAAAACGCTGTATCATAACTTTGTATGACGTGCTGTAGCGGTGGTAGTTCTTCTTTCTCCCACACATTCCACCATTCACGTTTTATAATACTGCCTTCAGCTGCTGTTGGATTTTGTTGGTATTGTGCATTCCATTTTAGTATACTTACGGATGCTTTTACCGCTTCCAGTTCTTCGAGCTTCCAATAACCAGGCCAAACCGGTTTCCCGCTTGGAAGTATGGCTGGGAATTCTATCACTTCCCATTGATCTGCTTTTGGTTCTGCTTGTGCTTTCATCAATTTTCCAGTTAAGTCAGCAACGTTCCATCGAGTCATCACAACAATTATCCTGCCTCCAGGTTGCAAACGCTGCCGCGGTCCAGAAGTATACCACTCATACACTCGATCGTAACTGGCCATGTTCATTGCGTCCTGTTCCGAATGCGGGTCGTCAATAATCAAAAGGTCTGCACCCCGACCAGTAATTGATCCCCCGACACCAGCAGCATAATATTCACCGCCCTGATCAGTTTCCCATTTACCAGCGGCTTTAGAATCTTCTCTTAGTCTTGTGTTAAAGACACTTTTAAATTCTTCCTGTTCCATCAGCGTTTTTGCTTTACGACCAAATCGTACTGCAAGCTCCGCGTTATTAGTTGCTTGGATTATTTTTAGATCAGGTTTGTTACCGATCATCCATGCAGGTAAATAGTTAGATGCAAACTCAGACTTTGTATGTCTTGGTGCCATATTAATAATTAATCGTTTGAGCTCGCCCCGCGCAACGCGATTAAATTTCTCTGACATAATTTTGTGGTGTTCACCTTCAATAAATTCTGGCCACATGTGTTTAACAAAACTTAAAAAATCATCACGAATTAGTTGTTCTTTTTTCTTTTTGTCAAGAAGCAGCATTGTCTGCATGTATTCTTTTTGCGCATCAGGGGGTAGGTTTTTTATTTGTTCTGGAGTTAGCATTTGAAAAAATTTTGTAAAAAATTTTGCACCTTTGTTTTTAAGTGTGAAAACGATTTTATCGGTTATAAATGTTTAAATCAAGCTATATATAGTAGGTATTAGGATCCCTATATACTACATCTGGTGTACCCCCCGACCTTGCCAAAGCTCATTTGAGATTGGACTGGTACCTCTATTGCCTTGCCAGTTTAGAATGAGTCTAATGTGCAAAGATAATTAAATAAATGTTTGACAGGATATTATGAATATGGGAAATTAATACATAACGAATACAGAAAGGATAACTAATGAACAACGGAATATGGGAACTATCATTCATACTTATATTTATAGGTGTGTGTGTTGGGTGGGCAATGCTATGAGTAAGACAGGACAATGGGTATTGCAAATGCAAGAAGAAGCACAAGTTATGAACTTCAATGACTTCTTAAGCAAGTGGGGTGAGCAGTACGCTGACCTATGGACTGAACAAAACATTATATCAATATTGGAGGACTATGATGACTGAGATATATATGCAGTTATTAGCCGAGTATGAGGAACAGGGTTTCTCATACGAGGAAGCAAGTGAAAAAGCATACTATGAAGAAACAGAAGTGCTTAAGCGACAAGCAGATATTAAAAGAAAGGAACAACGAGAGAATGAGATATCTTAGTAAAGAGGGTTGGCTATTCGTAGCAGTCATACTCGCTGGATTATACTTTCCAGCGAGGGCTATTGTGTTTTGGGGGTTTGGAATATGAGAAGTAAAGCAAAATATTGTGTGAATTGTGGTAAGAAGTATTATCCCAATTCATACTACGCGTACCCTCGAGGCGATAGCTGGTGGGACGGGGAGCAATGGCAATACAATGAAGTACCTAACATGCACAAGCGATTTCAT